GAAATAGAACAGAGAAAACAAGCATTAGCAAACGCTGATGAGTTTAGTTCAATTAGAAGTTTATGGGCTGGATGCGCAGCTTGTCACGGAGCAGATGGTGCTGGAATGGGCCCATTTCCAAGTTTACAAGGAAGAGATAAATCATATATTGTCAGTAAACTTGTTCAATATAAAAATAGAGAACAGGTAGGAGCAATGAGTAGTACTATGTGGGCTCAGGCTGGAATGTTATCAGCTCAAGATATGGAGACAATTGGAGCATTTATAGAAGCGGGGTTACCACAATGATAGAGATATATGGAAAAGATAATTGCCCGTATTGCGATAGAGCAATAGCTTTGGCAGAAAAGATGAAAGCAGAATTTACATATAAAAAATTAGACAGAGACTTCACAAGAGAAGATCTAATGGAGAAATTTCCAACAGCAAGAACATTCCCACAAATTACTATTGATGGTGAAGCAATTGGTGGATACGACGAATTTTGGAAGTGGGAAATCGGTCAAAGAACCTTATGATTTTAGAATGTGAATATTGCTATTCGCGAATCGTTATTAAACCTGACGATAGAGAAACCAAGATTAACTTTTGTCCTCATTGCGGCGAACCAGCCGACGATGATATGGATGAATTAAATTTTAATGAATAATTGGATATACGAAGGAAGAAATTTTGAACCACCTAAAGAGTTTACACCTGACATATGGTATGGTTTTGTATACTGTATAACAAATAGAGCAAATGCAAAACAATACATTGGAAAAAAGTTTTTTTGGAAAGCAAAGACACTTCCTATTACAAAAACTCGAAAGAGACGCAAAAAGCTTAAAGTCGAATCGGATTGGCGTACATACTACGGTTCTAATAAACACCTACAACAAGATGTCAAAAATATGGGAGAGGACTTCTTCCATAGAGAGATTATACATCTCTGTAAATCGAAAGGCGAATGCGCATATCTTGAAACAAAAGAGCAATTTGAAAGAGAAGTCTTATTAAGCGAGAAGTATTATAATGGTATTATCAATTGTAGAATTGGTGGAAATAGTGTGAAAAACTTGTTTACAAATGACTAAAAGTATGGTATAATAGATATATAATGGCAAAAATATTAAAGTTTCCGACTCCGGAAATCAAAAAAGATAAAGAAGATGCTGATCTTCTTAATAAACTCAGCGATGAATGTGTTAATAACTCTCATTTCTTATTAGAAGTAATGGAAGAGTTTATTACAACTGGTGAAGTAAATCAAGACTTTATGTTAATGGATTTCAGAGATGAGACAAAACAAGAGTCAAGAGATATGTTTGTGATTGTTAATATGTTAAACGCAATGTTTAATCGTTGGTACAATATGCCACATGGATTACATCAAACAATGGATAATGCTTACATTAAAATAAAAGAAATGATTCTTTTAAACGAAGAAGCAAATCATGATCTAGCTGAATTTGTATTTGAACCAGAAGATAGTGATATAGAATTTACGTTTACACCCGAGGAACCAGAAGATAATGATACTGATTGATTACAGCCAAATAGCGCTGTCTAATATAATTGTGCAAAAGCTCAATGATGAAAGCATGATAAGACATATGATACTTAACAGTATACGTATGTATAATAAAAGATATAGAGAAGAATATGGACAACTTGTTATTTGTGCCGATGGTATGAATACTTGGAGAAAGCAATTCTTTCCAGAATATAAAGCAGCTCGTAAAAAGAACAGAGATAGCTCAGGACAAGATTGGACTGAAATCTTTAGAATCTTACATACAGTTCGTGATGAGATCAGAGACTATCTTCCATATAAAGTCGTACATTTAGAAGGCGTAGAAGCAGATGATGTTATTGGTACACTTACAATGCAAACACAAGAGTTTGGTATGGCTGAGCCAGTTATGATTATATCATCTGATAAAGACTTTATTCAATTACAAAAGTTTAATAATGTTAAACAATATAGTCCTATACAAAAGAAGTTTGTAACTGATAAGAATCCAAGAACATATTTATTTAATCATATTATGAGAGGAGATACAGGAGATGGGATTCCAAATGTTCTTTCAGCTGATGATACCTTTATTACAGAAAAAAATCAAACACCACTGAGACAAACAAGGATTGACGCCTGGTTAGAAGATTCAGATAACTTAAGAGAATCTATGGATGACGAAGTATATCGTAACTATCAAAGAAATAAGAAGCTTATTGATCTTACTGACATACCAGAAGACATCCAAGAAACTATTATAAATACTTTTAATGAACAAGGTAAAACACCGAATATGAAAGTGTTGAACTATTTAATAAAGAAAAGATGTAATCATTTGATTGAAGTCGTGGAGGAATTTTACAATGGCTAGAAAATTAGTATCAGAGGTTTTAGAAGAAGCTTCAAAAATCATAAAGAAGAGCGATCGTATCGTTTTTTTAAGACAAAACAAAACACCAGGTCTTACAGATATATTGAGGATAAACTTCGATGACACTGTAGTATCTGCTTTACCAGCTGGAGCACCATCATATAAAAGAGATGATGCACCAAAAGGATATGAGTATACTCGGCTTAATAAAGCATATACTCAATTTAAATATTTCTTTAAAGGACCAGTCGCAAATGGTATGAAACCCTTAAAGAGAGAAGGATTATTTCTTAATCTATTAGAATCACTTAATCCTGAAGAAGCAGACTTATTAGTTGCAGCAAAAGATAAGAATATGAAATATAAAGGTATCACCAAAAAAATGGTAAATGAAACCTTTCCAAATCTTATTGTAAAATAAACCTTTACAAATACCATATTTTATGGTATAATATATATTATGAACATTTTTATACTTGACAACGATCCCGTAATTGCAGCACAAGAACAATGTGACAAACATGTTGTTAAAATGATTGTTGAATCAGCTCAAATGCTATCAACTGTTCATCGTATGCTTGATGGCGTTATGGAACGTAGACCATCAAAGTCTGGTGCAATGCTACAATACTGGAAACTTAACGATCAAAGAGAAAGTATACTCTATAAAGCATGCCATTTTAATCATCCATCAACAGTATGGACAAGAGAATCAAAAGCAAATTATCAATGGCACTATAAACATTTTATTGCTTTATGTGATGAATATACATATAGATATGGTAAAGTTCATTCCACTGATACAAAATTGAGAATAGCTTTACAACAAATACCAACAAATATTCCTGAAAAGCATATGACACCATTTAAACTTGCAATGGGTTCAAATCCAGAATGTATACTTGAAGACGCAGTTGAATCTTACCGTAGATTCTATGAAACAAAACAAAAAAGATTTACGATGGTATGGACAAAAAGACCAGTGCCAAAATGGTTTAATGCGCTATAAAATATACGAATATCGATATACATTTAAAGGTAATTTTGCTTATGCAGCAAACTGTATAGAACATGCTCTTGATCTAATGGGACATGAAAGAGTAGAAGAAGATGCTGACCTACATATATACAATCATACTTGTAGAGATTTAGAACCTGATATGCCAGAGAATTCTATTATCTTTAAACCAACAGCTCCTACAAGTAAACATTTTCAAATAGATACCTTAGGATATGCAAACAGCGGATTTTATACATTTAATGAACCTGATTATAAAAACAGAGTCGTTGATAATACTGAATGGAATTATATAAATGATTTAATAGAACAGAGAGCTAATAAATGGGATGACTCAATATTACTTAAATGGAAAGATGTTAAAGAAGTAAGAGATGATCATATACTTATTATAGGTCAAATGCCAGAAGATGAAACAGTACATGGCTTTGGCTTTGGTGATCATTGGAAAAAGATGTGTATGATTATCGATAAGCTAAAAGACGAAAACTTAGTAATTAAATTACATCCAAGAATAGCAAAAGCTTCTCATATTATAAGAGATTTAAATAAACAAATAGAGCAATGGAAAGATGCTGGTCACCAAGTCATTACAGGTTATGAATCAATCCATAGTGTATTACCTAAAACAAGATTAGCTATTGTAGAAAATACAACAGCAGGAATAGAATGTATGATGCATGATGTTCCTATCATATCGCATGGATATCCTGACTATCATTGGATAACAAAAGATTTAAGAATACTTACTGAATTAAAAGGATATATAAAAGATATATCATGGTTTAATCAAGAACGATCTAGACAGTTTTTAATCTGGTATATATATGATTATCTATGTTTTGATATACCATCAACATATAATAGAATAGGAGAAATATTAGATGCCAACATATGAATTTAAAAATACTGAGACAGATGAAGTCTTTGAAAAGATCATGTCTTATGACAGTAAAGTAGAGTATTTAAAAGATAATCCACATGTACAATCACATTATACAACAATGAACATAGATCATGATGGTGGTAAATCGGTTCTTTCAAGAGCTGGTGATGGATGGAAAGAAGTACAAAATAGAATTAAGAGTGGAATGCCACCAAGATTACGGGACAATATAAAAACAAAATGAGAAAAGAAGAAATAGTTAAACTCATCGAAAATCTTCAAAGCGAAGATAAAGGTGGAGAAATAGAAGGAATATTTTATGATAGATATGGCGGAAGGATCATTACTGATTCTATTAGGATTGACATGGATAGCGGTAGAATTATACTGGTACAAAAGGGATCGGAAAACTACGAAGTCAACAAAAAAAATTGGCAACAGGAGATAAGCTTTAATGTCAAAGACTAAAGAAGAAAAGCTTTTACAAGTTGTTAACTTATCACCAGATGAAAGCTGGATAGAAAAAATCGTCGACGTACATCCAATGAAACAAGTAGCGATTATGACAGTCGTACAAGCTCTTGTATTCTTTTTTATGCTAGGAGTAATGGCATTTACTAATTTATTTTTATGAAATTTATACATGAACCAGCAGATCTTGGTTATAACGATCTTGAAGCAGTCACAGGAGATAAAGGTAGATTCTATACAGATCCAGAGGGAAATAAGTATGCATCAGTTACTACAGTTCTTTCAATTCTTTCAGAAGAAGCAATACAAGCGTGGCGTGCACGCGTAGGCGAAGAAGAAGCAAATAGGATATCAAGGCAAGCAAGCTCAAGAGGAACAACCGTTCATAATATAATAGAAAAA